AGTCCCAACGCAGCAACAACCAACACACCCTCACCTCAACAGATAAGCACCTTATAAAGTCAGCAGGGGGGAGTGGTGATCAGGAAAAATACTTAAGTCAGCAAGTGGAGATTGAAGCACATTCGCAAAATATTGTATCTGGTTTAATTTGGTGGGCAGAGGATAGAGGCCATCCAACAGATATTATTAAACAGGTATTGAATAATATTAGCACCAAAGGCACGTTAGGTCTTAACAAAAGTTTTGGCATAGTTCAACGGTTTGATAAAATGAAATCGGTGTTACTAGCTCCAACTGACAATCCAAAATTCCAAAAATACAAACTTCAACAGTGGAAAAGATATCAACGGTTGATATACACAAAACTAATGGATTATATAGAGAACAATTCATCAGAATAGTAAGAAAGTTGAAGTTTATTCAATATTGATGTATAATTGTATTTTATATCAATATTGGAGAGCGTATGGATAGGAAGCCGTCAACAGTTGATTCTTCTAATAATCTATTTGAACAAATAATCACTCAACATATACACTTAGACCCTCCAAGTGCTAAGGGATGGTATCCTGTATTGTGTAAGGTATGCAATGACCATGGTAAAAAAGGTAAACGAGCTGCATTTGTGTTTACAGAACATGGTGGAACATATAATTGTTTTAATTGTGGACATGTTGCAGTATATGAGCCAACTGAAAATAAAAATCCATCAAAAAATATGGTGGAAGTATTTGAATCATTTGGTATCCTTAAGGTGGATTGGGGGAAACTAACTCTCGACGCCCTTACAGGTGAATATTCTAAAGCTGTATCTGTTTATCAATCTATTGAGCCGGATGAAATCCCGTTACTACCTTTCTTTTATCCATTAGTGGATGATCCCGATGATGATTGGTGTCAGTATTCTATTGAATACTTAGCCAACAGAGGGATCGATTGGAAAACTTATCCATTTCATTGTGTAAAGCACCAACAGCATGTTCTTAATGCCAGATGGTACGGACGACTAATCATTCCAATATATAAAGACAACAAATTAATATTCTATCAAGGTAGGGATTTAACAGATTTGCACCAAAAGAAATATTTGAGTGCATCAGTAGCTAGGGATAATGTAATGTATGGGTATGATCAAATACAAGGGTACAACACGGATCCATTATATGTTGTAGAAGGTTGGTTTGATGCATCTGCATTATCAGGAGTCGCAATTTTTGGCAACAAATTAACAAAATCCCAAATCACGTGGTTAAACAAATCTCGAAGACCTAAAGTAGTAATACCGGATAGGTATGGGTCAGGGCATATTTTAGCTGAACAAGCAATTGACTTGGGGTGGAGTATAAGTACATTAGATAAAAGTGACGATTGCAAAGATGTTAATGATTCTATTCGAAAGCATGGATTATTATACACATTACGTACCATTATGCAGAATACTGTTTCGGGTAATTTAGCCAAGGTAGTAATAAATTTATATTGTGAAAAAGGAACATAATAATGGAATATGAACAAATAAAAAAAGAAGATTGGGAAGTTAATATAAGAACAGATTTGTGGGATACTATGAATGTTACACAACTTGGTACTCAACAAGGTTTAATTCTGGATAAACTTAATATACTCCGGCAGATGCCTGCTGGGCAAACAGTATTGCAATTATTAAGTGCTTTAAATTTTGCAATGGATGATGTTGAGAGGCTAATAGCAGCTCAACAAGCCACTTCCCGCAATTAGGAGAATAAAACTAGATGAAAGAAAAAACATATACATCAGAAGATATAAAAATATTAACCGATAGAGAGCATGTTAGATTACGCAACCCTGTATACTTCGGTAGTGGCAATCCAACCACATTTTCTATACCATTGTTATCTAGCCCAGTATTACAAATTGAAGATGTTACATTTATACCAGCGGTGTATAAGGCATTCGGTGAAATCGTTGATAATAGTTTGGATGAATTTGCCCAGATTTCTTCCAAGGTTAAGTTGTTGAAAATTCAAGCATCACCTGAAACAGGAAAATACACAATTGGTGATAATGGTCGAGGTGTACCTATTGATAAGCATAGTTCTGGGAAATTTACTCCAGAAGTAGTGTTTAGTTCATTACGTTCGGGTAGAAACTTTACTGAAGATAAGCAAATAGGTGTCCAGGGTATGAATGGAGTGGGCGCAGCTTGTACAAACTTTTGTTGCTCTGAATTAGATATTACCATACATCGAGACAATAAAAAATACTACCAGAAATTTGTTGATGGTGCAAATAAAGCATCAAGGCCTAAAATTACTGAGTTGGTTGCAAAGACCACAGGAACAGAATTAAGCTTTCAACTAGATCCGTTGGTGTTTTCGGATATATCACTACCGGACAATTTAATTCGCAATAGAGCAGTTGAAATTGCGATGACAAATCCAAATATAAGTGTTGAATACAATGGAGAAAAGTTTCGTTATAAACGAGGTGTACAAGAGTATATTGATAGGATTGCAGTAGGAAAAGATACTTTTACTTTTAGTGTAAATGATGAAAATGTTCACGGGGATATTTATATTATATGCAATGGCCATGATGGGATTGATGAGCAAATGTTTACTTGGGTCAATAGTTCATTGTTATTTGATGGTGGAAAGTGTAACACACAATTTTTCAATGTTCTATTTGATAGAGTAGGAAATCATTTATTAAAAGAAGCTAAAAAATTAAAAGCTGAAATTACCAGAAATGATATTCGAAAAGGGTTGTTGGTGTTGGCTAATTTGAAGGTTAAAAACCCTGAGTATGACAGTCAATCAAAGACTAGATTAACTGGTCCTGATATGAGAAAAGAATTCACAAGTGCTGTGGATTCTAGTTGGAAAACGTTTGCAAAAACAACCAATGTTTGGTTAGAAGAGGTGTTAGCTCGAGCTAATGACCGACATCACCTTAATGAAAATTCAAAAGCTATTGGCGCTCATGAAAAACAACTACGCAAACGCATTAAAGTTGATGGATTGTTGGATGCTACTAGCACTGACCGCAAACTATGTAGACTGTTAATTACGGAAGGGTTGTCAGCAAAATCTCAAATATCAGAAGCAAGAGACCCAAACACAATTGCAGCATTCGCATTGACAGGGAAGATCAACAATGTGTGGGATTGTACACCAGCTCAAGCATTGAAGATGGGCAAAATTACAGAGTTATTAGCAGTAATAGGTCTTACACCAGGAAAACCTGCTGATAGAAGTAAGTTAAACTATGGATATATTATCCCTGCAACAGATGCTGATAGAGATGGTGACGATATTTTTACACTACTTGCTTGTTTGTTTTTTAAATTTTGGCCTGAATTATTTGACCCAAACTGCCCTCCTATCTTTTATAGATTAGTTGCACCAAACGTTGTTGCTTCAAAGGGTGGAAAAAGAATACATTTTACAACACAATCTGATTATGAAAAAGTAAAAACCAAGTACAAGGGTTGGGAAATTACATACATGAAAGGTTTGGGTAGTATGTCAAAAGTAGATTGGGAAATGATACTAGGAGACATCGAGAAATCAGTCATACCGTTTGTGGATGATGGCAAAATGAAAGAGGTAATGGAATTGTTATTTGGTAAAAATGCCGATTTAAGAAAAGCGTGGCTCACAACTATTATAGAATAAAATAGAGGAATTAAAACATGAAATTTACAAATACTACACTATTGGCTCATTATATTTTGGATTTAGAACTTCCTGATGTAACACACGGTGGAAGACGAAAAGCAAGGAACCCAGAACATTGGAATATACCACCAATAACAGATGTACCCCTTATCATCGATAACAACGGAAAAACAACAGACGGAAGACAGGTTTGGATTTGGAGTGACATTCATATTAACCACAAGAATATTATTAAGTATTCGGGGCGACCATTTCCATCAGTGGATTTAATGAACAAGTGTTTGATAGGTAATTATATCAATACAGTTCAAGCAAATGATATTGTTATTTGGTGTGGAGATATTACATTTGGTGACGTGTCTGGTATGAATCAAATCTTGCAAAAAATTCCAGGACACAAGATTCATGTGATTGGCAATCATGATATGGACAATAAAGGAAAATTAAACAATTTGAAATTTGATGAACAATTTTCATGTATGACTATTACAGTTCAAGATGTTGATGTGGACTATCAATTATTATTGACACATTATCCATTGGACAATGTCCCTCCTGGTTGTGTTAATGTTCATGGTCATATTCATCAACACACTTTAATGCCATGGAATATAAATGTATGTGTGGAACACACTAATTATACACCAAAAAATATGAAAGATGTTGTGGATGTTGCCCATGCGTATCTAAACCCAAAAAATCAAACTAATTTATAATAGGTGTAATATGACAGGGACAAGTTCAGAATATATTAACCAACAACGAAGAGAATATGCACTCTTTGTAATGCAAATGAGAGCAATTCCATCTATTACTGATGGATTAAAATCAGGAGCAAGAAGAGTGCTATGGACAGCTAGAGATAGACACAAATGGAAATCTGCTACATTAGCAGGAGCTACCTTGCCGATTCATCCACATGATGCCCCTGATGGTTCAATAAACACAATTACTGCACCGTATGGTAATAATATACCTTTATTTAAAGGAACTGGTGCATTTGGAACTTTATTGGATGCCACTGCTTATGGTGCATCCAGATATACCTCTGTAACATTATCTGCTTTCACTAAAGATGTTGTAATGCGAGATATTGAAATTGTTCCAATGGTGGATAACTACGATAGTACAGAAAAAGAACCAAAACATTTTCTACCACTAGTACCACTAGCGTTGGTAAATCCAGCAGAAGGTATTGCAGTTGGATTTGCCACAAATATTTTACCTAGAGACTTGGGAGATATTATCCGAGCTCAATTAAAAATATTACAAGGGACGAGTGTTGAAGACTTGGATGAAATATTTCCAGAGTTTACTCCATCAGATAACACTGCTCATGATTCTATAATTACCGATGGAGGTATTGCGTATTATTTTAGTGGGAATGTAAAAATATTAACAGCTACCACAGTATTAATTGACAAGATACCATATGGACAAACTCACAAAAAAGTAATTTCAAAACTCGAAAGTGAATACGAAAAAGGTAATATTGTGGACTATACAGATGGTTCACGAGACACTGTTAACATTACTGTAAAATTCCACAAAGGATATTTGGCTACTCATACCAATGAATCATTACTACTGTTATTAGGGTTGACTGTGCGACACATTGAGAATCTTAATGTGTTAGATTTTAATCATTCAGCGGTGTTAAATTTAACGCCTTTAGATTTATTAGCTAGATTTACAAAATGGAGATTGGCATTCTATGTAGACAGATATTTACGCTTATTATCGCTATTAGAAGTAGATATTCAAAAATATAAAGACATAATTACTGCTATCGATAATAACATAGGAGGGATATCAAAAAAGACCCAATCTCGGTCTGAATTGAAAGAACTTCTTGTAGAAATTGGTGTGGTGTATATTGATTATATTGCAGATTTGCCGGTGTACAGATTTACAAAAGATGAATATACTAAAACATTAAGGTTATTAGAGGAAGCAAATACTCTTAAGCTAGAATATGAAAATATCATTGGAAGCAAAGATAGGCAACGAGAAATATACATGCAAGAGTTGAATGAAGTACTACAGAAATACACCAAAGGAAAGTATTAAAAAAGGGGGCCTAGGCCCCCTTTTTATTTGAAAAATTTAACAGTTCCAGTAACAAAAACAATTAATCCAACATTCCATATTGGTTCATCCACCAATAATTGGTTGGAATATACTGGTTTAACTCCCGATGATCTATCAATTGAAAGTGTGATGTGAAAATATTTCCCATCATCCCTACGCTCATTTCCGTCAAATGACACGGTTAATGCTTTTGCCTTTTCATTTTGTGCAACCCCAGTGATCTTAGCTGTTGCGTATTTTTTGTGTAGTTCCTTCCACTTTTCCTTAGTTGGTTCAGGCACTCCAAACTCAAGTGTAATGTGGTGACCTATAACATCTGGATGAGCTGGGGCAAAATAGTCCAATATTTTAGTTCTGGATTGTTCATCTAATTCAAACGCTATATATCCCATGCTATAATCCCAATTCAATAAGCTGTGCAATTGTATCTAGTGCACTTGTGTGTAAAATACCAATTCCGCCTCTGTCTCTCCAAGGCGCAATTGCTTTCATACGGTCGTCAATCAATATACACTTGTCATGTGTTATGTAATTAGCCTTATCTGCAGCAGCAACAGTTAAAATAACTGGAACAGATGGTCCTAAATGATTGTGTACCCAATTTCTTTTCTCTATTTCAGCGTGTCTGGTGTGTCCAGTAGCTGATAATATAGTAGGGTGATATTTTTCAATATATGCCCACAAATGAAAAGCATCTGGCATTGGATCCATAAGTTCAAAAAACTTATTACCATCCTTAACCCACTTGTCCACTCCTTTCCAAAATGATTTTTTTACGTTTCTGTCCATCTCCCAATCTTTGGGATGGTGTCCGATCACTTCTTCAGCAAATTTGCTAAAGTCAACCATTACTCCATCAAGTTTTTCAAAGGTCCACATAAATTTTAAATTTATGTGAACCTTCCTCCTCTATTCTATCTCTGATTATCATTTTTGGTTCCTTGTTGATTGTTGTGTAAAAATATATTATAATATATATTTTAAATTAAATCAACAATGACTAAACAATACCATTGTGTGTACAAAACAACTTGTATATTAACCCAACATTTTTATATTGCGGTTCATTCCACCAACATTCTAACTGATAATTACCTCGGTTCTGGTATTAAAATGTTAAACTACATCAAAAAATATGGTAGAGATGTTTTTCCAGGGAAATACTACAAATGTGTCTGACAAGAGAAGAAGCATTTTTGGTTGAAAATCAAATACTAACAGAAGATATCTTAAATGATAAAATGTGTTTAAATTTAGAGGCAGGGGGAAGAGGATATAAACACAAATATAACGAACCTTCCAACAAAGAATAAGTCAAACAAGAAAAGCACTAATCCAAGCAGGAGAAATTATTCCTACTAAACACACAGAACAACATCAACAAAAGATGAAAGAAAATAACCCTGGTGGAAACGCTACTGATAAACAAATCTATCAAATAGATGCTATAACAGGAGAAGTTATAAAAGAATGGAAATCGTCGAGACAAGCAGGCATTGATTTGGAGATAAAATCTTGGAGAAATATTAGCGTAGCAGTTAGAAAATATAAGTATCAAACTGTTGGAGGTTTTATTGGAGATTGGTTGGTGATTTGGATGTACTAGATAATAAATTAATCAACATAAAAGAGTTAAATGATATTAGATTAACTCCATCTAAAAGGAGTGGAAAACAAGTTCAACAACTAACAATAGATGGTGAACTTGTTAAAGTTTGGAATACTATGGGAGAAATTGAAAAAACAGTTTGGGTTATATAGTGGAGCGATATCTGGAGCAATAAAAGCCAACAAGTTATATATTGGCTTTTATTGGAAGAGGGGGTAAAATAAAACCCAATTGGGGTTTATTTAGTGGTTGTTAAAATCAGATTCCCACATAATCACCAATTCATATCCAAGTTCTCGAATTTTTTCTTCCCGTTCAATGGTTTTTTTGTATAGCTCACCCATTGTGGAATTTGTAGTAGTATTAAGTCTATCAGGGTGGTACTTAGTTGGATTTCCGTGCCAATAATCCCCGTGAAATTCATACACAGTATTTGTTGCTTCACAAAACCCGTCCACATGTAGTTTGGTATTTGGTATATTGTATTCTCCACTGTTGAGAGAATGTACAATTAATATGTTATCTTTGTCCATTATAGAATCCAACCAATCAATGCACATCCACGAGAATTTAACCATTCTTCGTAATGTTATTTCTTGTCTCTTCAGGTAAGTGCATATTGTTTTTGTTGTCACCCCTAGCTCGATTGCTATTTTTGTAGCTGATTTTTGTTGAGTGATATATTGGTCATATAACCAATCAAAATCAGATATATTATTTAAAATTGTTGGACTAATATTTCGTTGGGTGTGGTGTGGCACTCCGTATTGTTGTATACAAGTGTTGCGACTCTTTTCTATGCTATCTAAACGTTTAAATGAGCTTGGTACTCCATATCTATCTAAAAAAGTTTGCTTTCGTTTTTCTTGAAACAACAATACATTAGATGGGTTATCAGCTCCATATCTATCTAAAAAGGTTTGTTTTCGTTTTTCTTGAAATTGTAAGATTTTAGATGGATTATCTACCCCATATCTACCCAACAATGTTTGTTTTCGTTTTTTGATGTTATTTGAACTTGCAGCAGATTGTGATACACCATACCGCTCGATATTGGTAGTTGATATTTTATCTTTCTTTGTGCCGTGAGCAATATTTGGATGGCCATATTTTTCTAAATTTGTAGCGGCTCTATTGAGCTTTGAGCACTCCTTACATTGAGCACCGCTTAAATGGTTTCCTGGACGTTGAGTAAATCTTCCGTGGATGGGACATATAATTATCACATTAGTCGAATTGTTAATATACTCAACTAATGTATAATCATATTTGTGTTGATGAATAGCTGACGCCTTGCCGATGAATGCTTCTGTTTTTGTAGCCATAAAAAAATCCCAGTTAATTTGTATTAACTGGGATTTTACTATATTCGTGTCAATAAATCAACGAGTTATGACACAGTACCCCACACGTCATCCCAGTTGCCTGTAAGAGCGCCCTTGCTATAGGAGCTCTCTTCTTGTTCAAAAAAGTTACTATGTGAAGGTAACACTAACATTTCGTCAATCCAAGGCAGAGGATTCTTTTTGTGTTTGAAGATACCTTTCAACCCCAAAGCAATTAGTCGTCTATCAGCAATATATCTGATATATTTGTGCATGTCCTCTTTATAAAGGGGGAGTTTAAACTCACTTCCGTCCATTACCCCATATGCCAAATTAATAAATCCATCTTCCAATTCGACCATTTTTTCAGCGATGCCATATAACTGTGCTTTTAGTTCATCTGTCCAAATTTCTCTATTTTCTTTGATGAATGTTCTGAATAATTTGGTCATACCTTCACAGTGGCAATTACCAGTTACTGATATTTTTCCTTTTGACCTAATTACAAATGCAGTACCAGGCACAGTAGCACAATAGAACTCTAAAGGCTCGTGGGTAATGTGTTGTTTATTAAATTTAGTAGTAGGGGTTTTAATAAGCTGATTGTCCTTTATTGTACCACCTGCTACATTGGCGAGTGTATTGAATGCTTCTAAAATTGTGTTATTCATATTTTTTTCCTATGGTTCGACCTCTATACCAACCGGTTGGTATAGAGGTGTTGGTTAAATGTTTTTTATTTATTGTACCATTGGTTATCCAATGTTTGGGAAGATGGTGTTGTATCATACCTAATTTAAACCCATCTGGAGGTGATTGTCCTACTTTTAACTTTAAATTGACTATCCCATTATTATAACATTTGTCTCCTTTAATTTTTTTAGATATAATATTTTTAGATTCTTGTGTGTGAGCAGTAAACCGTTTATAGTTAGGATCTCGACCAATGTTCCAACTATTTGGTATGATATCAGTTGAGTGAATCAACCTAGATGTGTCACCATCTGTAATCCACTTTAGGTGTTTGTCTTTTTTGGTAGTTGACCACCTATCCTTTAATTCCTGGGACCTACATAACCCTCTATTATCAGGTTGAATTCGTATATTTTTCATTCTAATTTGGGCATTTTTTAACTTCTCACCACTATAAATGTTGGAGCCTTTTTCTAATTTTACCTGTTTGGTTTTTTCGCTTATGAGCATCTTCTGTTGTGGTGTTAAACCTGCTGTGGTGTTACCTCCTGTTCCACCAACAGAAATATTATAATTATCTGACCTGGTACAAAACTCCTCAGTTACCAATTCTTTCTCCTTGGCTCTTACTTCAGCTAAGGTATCAAACACAAACAATGTCTCCCTTTTAAAATTATCAATTCCGTGTTTATCAATACTTCGTTTTAATATTGTTCCACTTCCATAATATCCATCAAAATCTAACGCAAGTTGTTTGTGTAACCCAATATAAATCTTTCCATTAGTAGTATTTGTTGTCTTGTATATTATGTAATGCATACACTCTCCTGTGGTAACTTGGTTTGTGTATGTATTTATATTACTGGACGATGATACTCCAATTAACGAGTTGTCAACATTAAATAATATTCTACTGCTGAATGGGCCCATTCAGATGATACAAATGGAATTTTGTCATAAATCCATTGAACAGGATATTGGGCAGTTATGATTAATTCAATAGTTGCCTTGTCCTCATCTGTTAATATATCATCTCCTGATAACTTAGAGCCAGATATTATCAATAGGTTATTATCCTCATTTATCATATCTGCTGTAATATCCACAAATTTTTCACCACTCTTTGTTATCATCCTGTGATCAGATGTTGTATGTTGGTAGATATCATCAGACTCAAACACGTATGACTCTGTTCTAGTAGTGTGTGTTAGATTAGTGGGGTGTACAAATTCAGTATTTCCAGTATTGATGTCAAATTGTAGCAACTGGTCTGATAGTGAAAGGTGTTGAATTGGTTTCCACCCTGTAGGGGTTAATACCTCTGTATCCTTAATTAAACAACTTTCATCAATAATACTCCAAGTAACAATTTTTGTCATACCAGGAAACATATTATTACGACCAAAGTTTAATAGCATTGCAAATGAGCTGAATAATTGCATACCTTCAGTAAACGAACTAACAGCACACATTTGTTGAACGATTTGGTTATGATCTGTTCCAGAAATTTGTTTGAAAAAATCATGCTTTGCTGCCATTTCTTGATATTGAAAGAAATCTGTGTAAACAGAGTCTTCAAAACCCAAACTTTCCATCAGGTGACTATATGCTGCAATGTGAACTGCCTCTCTTGCTGCAAACCCTAACAACATCATTCTAATTTCAGGTTGTGGGAAGATTGGAAGGTAATTATCAATATAAGCACCTGCAACATCGATGTCCCCTTGGGTAAACAATCGCAAAATTTGAGTTAAGAAATTTCTCTGGTTATCCGGAGCATTTTTCCAATCTCTGATATCTTGTTGCATTGCCACAACAGAATGGCTCCAATGAATTTGTTCATGTTTAAGCCACAAATCATAAAATTCAGGGTATTGAAAAGGTTTAAAAGCATCTCTACTGTCTGTTAATTTAATTTTCTTTTTGGTCATTTGTTATTCCTTTGGGTAGTGATGGTGGACATCGTGTCCACCATCTTATGTGTGTATTATTGTTTAACCATGACAAGAAAGACATTCTTCGTCGTTTACGATAGCCACTAAATCGATATCATCTTCAATTCTTCGGCGTTCAATCCGTTGTGATACTTTCTCAGTGTTTGCAAGTTTCTCTGCTCGTACATAATACATCGTCTTTGCTCCTTTCTTCCAAGCACTAAAGTGAATAGCATGCAACCTTTTGATACTTATATCTGGTCTAATGAATATATTAAAGCTCTGTCCTTGATCAATAAAAGGTTGTCTATCTGTTACGTGCTCAACTGCCCACATAGAATCAGCTTCGGCTGCAGTTTTGAAAATGTCTTTTTCCAATTCAGTGAAAATATCAATATTTTGGATACTACCTTCGTCTTGAACTATATTAATCCAAATTTCATCATAGTCCAACTTATCAGAAGATGCTGCTACTTTTTCATGTATCAACTTATCCAAATATGTGTTCTTTTGAATAAATGTTCCACTCATCGTATCTTGTCTAAAAGCGTTAGCTCTCCACATTTCAGCACTAGCACTAACATTACCACAAATAAGTGCATTACTTGCAGTTGGAGCTAATGCACAAGTGTGGGCAAATCGCTTCCCTGTACCTTCCATCAGTTTTGGTGAGCCTCTTTCAGCTCCCAGTTCAAGATTGGCTCTGTCTCTCATTTGTTGAAATTGTTTGAATATTCGCAGATTTGCAACTTTTGCCATCACGCCATCAAAAGGAATACCATTTTGTTGTAAGTAAGAATGGAATCCCATTACTCCTAACCCAATACTTCTTTCTTCCACAGCAGATAGAACTGCTCTACTAATACGAGGTGAGGCAGTATCAATAAAATATTGCAATACGTTGTCCAACATCTCCATAATATCTTTGAAGAATTGATAATTATCACAGTATTCATCCCAATGATCCAAATTGATAGAACTTAAACAACACACAGCGGTTTTAAACTCATCTGTGTGTAATAAAATTTCTGAACACAGGTTTGATTGTTTAATTTTGTACCCTTGAGCTTTTAAGTGTGGATCAAGCGCATCGTTGCTGTTATCGATATAGTGAATATATGGTTCGCCCCTACCTTGTCCAGCACGAAGTTCTAACACCTTTTCCCATAAATACCTAGCACTGACAACATCATGAACCTTTCCTGTGGAAGGGTCTTTTAGTTCCCACGAGTCGTCAAAGTTGAGGTCTTTCATGCTGTTTTCTATTATTTGCATGAAAGTGTTTGGGATATTAACCCCATAGTGTAAATTAAGACACTTTCTTCTAGGGTCACCAGTTTCTTTGCGCATCTCCAAGAATTCAATAATATCTGGGTGGCTAATATCTAAATACATAGCATAGCTGCCACGACGAGTTGTTCCTTGCTTGTATGCTAAGGTTGAATCGTCATATATTTTCATATGGGGGATGACACCAACTGATTTTTCGTCTTGGCCACGGATGCCCCAATACACTCCAACACCACCGCCCATCATACTTAACCAATTAGTTTCAGATTGGGTGTCCACTAATCCTTCTTTACTATCAGTGACGGTATTTAAAAAGCATGAGATGGGTAAACCGTACCCGTTTCTACCAAATGATAAAATGGGAGTCGCATATCCAAACCAAAATTTGCTTGAATAATCATATAGTCGTTGTGCATGTTCGGGGTTGCTGGAAAATTTGTAACTAACGTATGCTAACCGTTCTTGTGGACTTACTTCACCTTGTTGCATGTATGAATCACGCAACCGTTCAAGCCCGATAATGTCATAGTTGTTATCTCTTGAATAATCAACTGTGATTCCGTGTAAAACTGTCTGTTCCTTCGACATTATTTCCTAACTCCATTTGTTGGTTGTGTATTTAAGAGGGGTAAAAAGAATAAATCCTATTCTACTGTCACCAGTCCCCATTTTTGTAATTTGTAAATCCCCAATTAAAAATAATTTGGGTTGACTGCCTGGGATTATATTTACTTACAATGGTTGAAATCCCAAGTATAGTTAAGTTAAACTCCTATAATGGTGGGGGCAAGGTATGAACAAATAATCCCACTATTGTTCATAAAATCAATCTCTGATTGTTTTGTTGGATATGACCCAAAAAATACTTCTTTAATTCCATGTTGTATAATTTGCTTCATACATGGAATACATGGACAATATGTGACAAATAGAGTAGCTCCTGTCACATCTCCTGTATCAACCTTATTCAAGGCATTAAGTTCAGCATGTATTATATTGGGCAATGTATTCCCAGCCGGATCTTCGCAGCAGTTACAGTCACCTGGTGCTGAACCATTATATCCAACAACTAATCGGTTTGATACTGTTACGATTACACATCCCACCTTTCGTTTGTGACAATGGGACAATGTTGATATGATGTGTGCCATGTTCATGTATGCTATTTGTTCTGTAACTTTCATGTATTTTTTCTATAAAAAGTATTTAATAATTGTAACTTTTTACAGAAAAAAATACAACTTCCCAGGACAACCAACATGTGTTATCGTAAAGCATTATATATTATAAAGTATAGATATTACCGATGCGTTGTAAAATAAAATTTTTTGTGTATAATATGTCGAGTCAATTAAGTAAATATTGACACCACAATTTCTTTCAATCCTCTAAATAAGGACAAACAACATGGCTGAACCATACAACAAAGCACCAAAACCACAAGCACCTATTAAAGATATCAGTGCAATCGTGCGATATCTGTGCAAAACTTTTAATATGGCTTGCAGCTCACTTGAGCGAGCAGCTAGAACAGAAAAAAGTGGGCCAAATCGGGCATATCTGTTGCAAACAGAGTTTGCATACAAATTAAATGAGGTGATGATGTGTCACCCAAGCATCCTGCAAAAAAACATTGCTGAGTGTAATGAGTTTATTGATGAAGTAGTACAACTTATCAACCAAGCTGATTAAGTAGTTTTCTGTAAGCATCCACAGACATAAATACCCAATCAAAGGGGAACATTACTGTCTGTGGATACTTTATAATATATGGATGAACAAACGCTATCACACCACATCAATATAATTAAACGAGATTGTTCTATATTTTTAGAAGAGTCTGGTGAAATTCCATTATATAAAGCATTGCCGTCAACTTATCAGGATGTGCAAAAGGTTAAGGTTAGATTAAAGAAGGAGGTAGATGAAGTTTCTTCCTACTTTAATAAAGCATTTGAACCTAGTGTACCAATGTTAAGACAGAGAGCAGTATTTGCTTATCCCTCCCCTACTGCGTATACTGCCGACTTAGATTTATTTTACGTGTTTCCAATTAACTCGTATAAATTTTTGTACAGTACTGAAGTTACAAATTCAAGTAAAGATTACCAGCATGTTATGGATACCTTATTTGAAATGTTCCATGATAACAACAAAGTAATAGATATTGTGACAGACCTACTCAAGTATACATACTCTACATCCAATTTATATTGGGGATTGTATTCTACTGCTGAAATAATCTTTTATGGTATACCTTATTACTACGTAATTCGGGCAAGTGTATTGCCGGACTACAAACACCTGTTCCACTAACATAAATAATACAACCTAACAAGGAAACACATGAGCACATTAAAAGCATTTACATTGGTTAACGGATATGAACTAATTGGCAGTTTAAAAAAAGAAACAGAGGAAAGTTATGTTCTATCTGAACCACTAGGTATTCAACCACAACAAACAGGTCCTGATACCTATGGTTTAATCTTGGTTCCCATGAGTGCCTGTAATGCAACAGGTGACCACATTTTTTATAAACATGCAATTTGTTCTGAGTGTGTTACCATTCCGTCAGAGATCGAAAAGGCATATTACAAACGTACGTCTAAAATACAAATTGTAGGTATCTAAAATGCCTAAGGTAATAGTACGAGGAGACTCAGTATATCAGTGTAGTGTGTGCAACCGCAAGTGTAGGGTGCCGACTAACAGAAAAGGAATAGATGTATTATCTCGTTGTACTATTACTGCCAACTGTAATGGTAGGCTGAATAGAGTTACTCTTACTAAAGATATCATGGATACTCCAACATTAACCCCCTCTGTGCCTAATTTGCAAGATTGGGTTGTGCACCAATTGGTATATGACCATATTCAGTATATTGATTCATTACAGTGGTCAATACCACACAATTTACAATGTCAACCAAATTTAAATATCTCTGTGTATCGAGATATTGATGGTGTGTCTCAATTAGTCCCATACACAGGGATATTTGATCGAAATACTGTAAATCCATATACCACCATCCTAACATTTCCAAAGGTTGAGAAAGGAATAGCACAGTGTGTAGCAATGGCGTCACAAAATGTAACTAATCCAATGCCAATACCTGTTGTAGTTGATACCACTGCATCCACTCAAGCATCAACCAATACCGGTGTGTTAACAATCTGCACATTATCAGATGCACCTGTTGTCAATATATCAATAACTTTTATTGTTCCAAATGGATCGCCAATAACTGTACTATACGAAGGAATCACAATTGTTCCAACAGCTACTTCACCTTGGGCTGGTGTTGGTCAAGTGTTTTTGAATGGCAAAAATTACCACGTTCGGAGCATTGACATCGTCAACAATCCCAAAGTAACAGCTCTATTTTTGTCGGGACAAATTCCTCCTGCTGGTGGATTCTTTTATCTGACACATACAAATTATATTAATATAGACCCTGGTTCGGTATTAATTTTGGGGGCAAATCCTCCATATGGTGCAGTTGACAGAATATATGATAAGTATGTTGACTTTAGTAGTGAAAGCGCAACTTCAAATGGAATTATGTATAATTACGGGAAAGTATACGTAAGAGATACTTCTATTAAAACCACACACCCTCAAATTCTTGTTGTATAAATCATATAAATCATAGTATAATAACTTTATACTAATGGAGATATAGTGTGATTATAACAGGGAATAAACAAAAACTACTATTGGAGTATTTGGTATCTTCTGCAGATACCTTTGCAGTATGTAGATCAATAATACAATCAACTTATTTTAATCCTGAATATAGAAAGGTAGTTGCCTTTCTACAGGATTACTATACCAAGTATAATAATACACCAAATACAAATCAGATTTTTGCTGAAACGGGGATACAGTTAGACGCTCCTATAATTACTCGAGACCAAATATCGTATTGTTCAGATGAAATCGAACAATTCTGTAAGGTAAAAGCTCTTGAGTTGGCAGTAATTGAATCAGCAGCACTCATTGGTACTGATAAACAAGACCAAATTGAACAATTAATTAAAAATGCAGTTCAAGTATCATTAGATGCTGATTTAGGCGTTGACTATTTTGCTGATCCAGAAGCTCGACTTACAGAATTCGCCAAAACCCCACCTAGAATATCAACTGGGTGGACAGAAGTTGATGATGCAATGGGTGGTGGATTAGCCTTAACTGAAATGTTATTATTAGCAGCTAATTCAGGCGGTGGTAAATCTATATCATTAGCTAATTTAGCAGTGAATATGTCTAACCAAGGAATCGAGGTACTGTATCTAACTTTAGAAATGTCAGAACAGTTGGTATCTCAACGGTTTGATACTATGTTTACTGGAGTGTCTTCGGTAAATTGGGATCATCATATTCCTAAAATTGTTGATGGAGTAGTCAAACTCAAAGGAACAAATGGTAAGATAACAATCAAGCGTATGCCTATTGGTACGAATGCTAACGCAATTCGTGCATATTTAAAAGAATATGAGCTTAAAAATAAAAGTCTACCAACATTATTGATCGTTGATTATTTAGATCTTATGTCACCTAATGAGAAAGTATCAGCAGACAACGTGTCAGAAAAAGATAAACGCTCCACAGAACAATTGCGGGACATATTATTGGATTATAATATGATGGGAGCAACAGCATCTCAGTTAAATAGACAAGCAGTGGAGGCGGAAAGTTTAAATCATAGTCATATTGCTGGTGGATTAACAAAAGTAAATACAGTAGATTGGATGATTTATATTGTTATGACTCCTCCGATGAAGGCTGCTGGTGACATGATGTGGATTTTTACGAAGTCCCGTAGTAGTGATGCTGTAGGGCAAACTGTCGATCTTGTGTGGGACAATAAAAACTTGCGGATTTTAAACCAACCAGCTAGCAAAACACAAAAGTTGGTGGAATCTGTGCCTGTATTAGTACCAGGCAAACGAAAGTCATTGGCAGACTTAATTTAGTACCCAAAAACACTAACGATAAATAAATTAAAATATAAGGAGATATTATGTTACCTGTTACACAAACCACATCTATCACAATTGAAGATACCAACTATGAAGTTTCTAGTTTATCACCTGAATCACAATATATCGTTCAGTTGATTGACAGTGCTCGTCAAGATGAAGTGGAAGCCTATGCTGCACTTATGAAAGCAAGGGCAGCATTGGCTGATTTTCAAAATAAATTATTACAAGACATTCAAACAAGTGTAGCTCCACTACTAACAGAAGAACCAACAACTGTTGAGTAAAAAATAATCAATACTGGTTTAGTTGTTAACCTATAAATACACTTATCAAATAAGTTTTCAATAGGTTAACAATATGAACAAACACATAGAACAAATCAAATTAAGAAACCTTCTTTCAGAAGATGATGCTGGTGGGGCTGTAGGTGCAGGATGTGTAGCATCTTGCAGTATGCCATTATTTGCATCTGCCATCAAACGAACAATTTCTGCATCTGCAAAGCCCCAAGTTATAAAATACACGGCTAAACAAGCAAGCAAGTTTCAAAAGAAAAAGAAAACAATTGGCCTCAAAGAAGCCTTTAGTGCTATGTTTGAGGATTTGGCTATTCCTGGAGCCACCACAACGTTTGATACTACTGGGGCCATTGCAAAATTAAAATCTCTTGAAGATAAAGAAAGTGTTGATCATCGAGATACCACCACCTTCGGACTTGTCGATGCTAATGGTGGAATTGTAAAAGTAACAATTCCAACAGACCAATCCCAAGGGTTTGAACAAGATATCCAACATCTATTAGGTGATAAGGATACACATGATGTAGGTCCTGAAATAGCAGAAGTGTTGTTTAAGTTGAAAGACAGATATACTATTGTGGATGTGGATTGGCCAGCTCTTGAAGAAGATGATGAGGAGGGGCAAGAACTTGCGGGTGGAGTCCCACCAGAAGGTGACGAAGCTGCCCCAGAAGGTGATTTACCTCCAGAAGGTGATTTACCACCAGAAGATCCACTACCTCCAGCTGAGGATACGGGCCAAGTTACTACTCTTTTAACCCAAGTTATTGATATGATGAGAGCAGATGCCCAGGCCCGCAAGGCTGAAGCACAGGCAAGAGAAGCTGAAGCAAATACTAAACAAGCATCTGAAGCAAAAAATCAAGCAATGGCAAGAGTGAGACAAGAAGAGCAGTTTTTGGATATGGAAGAACAACAAAAAGCTCAGACAATTAAAGAAAAAGAAGCTAAGCGGTTGGCTCAATTAGCTAAGTGGGGACATGATATGGAAAGTGGAAAAGAAAATGAACGTCCAGCTCAAGAACCACAATATGATTTTAGTCCTGCTGAGTACGACAATCAATATAACAATAAAGGTGGGACCTCACATGAAGAGGAGGAGCGTACTTATGCTTCACCAGCACCAACTAAGAAACAGCAGCCATTGAGAGGACGAGTGGCCCCATCAGATATTGCAAAATTTATTATGTCTCGCTCCAAATAACGTAAGATATGAGTTGGTCAACTAACCAACTCATAAATACTATACCAATGATTATAGGACAATAAACTATGAAACAATTTACGTTCAAGGTGTTTGTGGATATATTAGCAGAGGATGCAAATACAGATAAGATGATTACTGATATGCAAACAGCTTTGGCTAACTTAGAAATTCAAATTAATCAACGAACCCAACCATTAATTGCACAAAAGCAACAACTACAAAAAAGATTGGCACCGTTGTTAAAGAGAAAACAAGCCGATGATACTGTTGCTAATAAACAACAAAACCAACAAAATCAACAAAACCCACAAGTTCAACCAGGCGTAACGACCCCTGGAAGTACTGGCAATTCTACTCCTGGCGTATAATAGTAAATTGTCCTTTTTACATTGTTATAAATAATAGTGCTTATTGAGGACAAATAATATGAACCAAGAAAATCAAACACCTAATGTTATAGGTAATGAAGTTGTAGTAAATTTTACAACTTTCAATAAAAGTGTGGAAGGTAAAGTAGACACAGGAGCAACAATATGCTCCTTGCATGCTACTGACTTACAACCAAATCAATCAAATAATAGTATTTCATTTCGTTGTCCAGCTATTTCGGATGGTGTTATTACCACTGAACTAGATGGTAGCACTACAATTGTGTCAGCAGATGCAGGTGGAAATACTCGTCCAATGATTAAATTAGATATTGAAATTAATGGACAACCGATGGAGGCTGTATCCTTTAATCTGAATGATAGAAGCAAAATGGACAGTCAAGTGCTTATCGGCCAAAATGCATTAAAGGTAGGAAATTTTGTTATTGATGTTAATAAAGATGCTGATGAGTCAGAACATACAGAACAACCTTCCCAAGAACCAATTGTGGACAGAAGTGCAGTGGTACAAGAAGCTGTGAAAATTCTGGTTCGCCATAATATTACTCTCCAAGAGTTATTAACCCATTTTGATAAAATTAGTATTACGGAGTAAAATATGAAAAAAACCTCACCTTTTTATGTTATTGAAGATTTTGTATCCCCATTATTGTGTGAAGAATTGTTGGAAATGTGCAATTTCACAGTACCAAATGTGGACGCATCTGGTAAAAATGTGGTAACTATCACATCTAATGACAGAGCAGAAGAAATCATATACGAACAGCTGCAATTACATATGCATTCGATACAAGCTCACTATGATATTCATTATAAAGGAACAGAACCTATATTATTTGAGTGGTATACAGAAGGTTGTAAGGGAACTATGGGAGTTGAAAATAGTGTATTTGTTAGAGGGAAATGGTTAAGAACCAGATCAAGAGACTTATCTGCTATTTTATTTTTAAATGATTATCAAGATGAACAGGAGTTCGATCCTGAATATGAGGTATATGGTGGGAAGTTAGAATTTCCACAACATCATTTTGGGTTTAATCCACAACGTGGAACATTAATTGTATACCCAAGTGATCCTCATTTTATAAACGTGACAGCAAATGTTAATGCTGGCAGTTTAGTACAAGCTAGAATACACATATCTGCTCAATCTATGTATCTATACGATCCAAGTAAATTTCCTGGGAATTATCTCAGTTGGTTTTAGTATGTTGACTTTATTATTGAAAATGATGATAATATACTTCTTACGTTAATAATATATTAATGAGCATTTTTTATGGAGAACCTAATTATGAAAAAACAACACCATATTAAATTGGTGTGCATTATTAAAGTATACTTAATGGTATCATTGTTATACAGCTTATAGTTGTAACCATTATGTATATACACAAGTTGTGACATAATGATGTGTCTATCCTGTGTTTAATACTGATTTCGAGAATATTAACTATGTTCTTTATAGATCAATGAGTAAGTAATAAAACGTTCAAATCATTGAACAAGGAGAAAATGAGTATGATAAAACAAAATCATTTAACTCAGTTCACTGCTGTAACGATGTTAGCGGTGTTGTTAGGTTGTGGTATGGCTCAGGCCAAAGAGAAACCGCACAATAAGGGGAATGTATCAGTACATTCAAATAATAGCACAGACAAAAAGGCCAATAAGGCCAAAAAAGTTGCTGCTAGAAAAAAAGCAATTGAAGCAAGGATTGCTAAATTTAAAGGGTATTCAACCACGGGGTTAGCATCATTTTATGGTGCAAAACATCATGGTAAGCGCACAGCCAGTGGACAAATTTTTGATATGTATGCATTAACTGCTGCACACAAATCTTTACCACTATTTGCTCGAGTAAGAGTAACAAATTTACAGAATAAAAAATCTGTGATAGTTACAATTACCGATCGAGGTCCATATATTGCCAATAGAGTGTTGGATTTGTCACAAGGAGCTGCTGAATATATCAAATTATCACCCGGTAAAAATGGAGCATCAATGGTCCATATTGAAGTGTTATAAATGTATGTCCCACCTATAAATGGTGGGATATCCTATCTACAAACATTGTGTTGATTTTAAACTATATTCCTCGTATAATATATGTTTACAATACAAACCATCAAAAAGGAGATTTACAATGGCGAAAAAACAAAAGGAAGCAGTAAACGTTCTTACCAATCCAGATGAACTGAAGAAATTCAAGCAAATGATAGTAACTGTTACTCATTATTTGCAACAAATGGAAGATAGTAGAGAAGCAATCAGTGAAACAATTGCTGAAGCTGCAACAGTTTTTAGTGTGGATAAGAAAATTGTTAGAAAAATTGCCAACTCTATGTTTAAGGGCAATTATGCAGACTTACAAGAAGAACAAGAACATTTTGAATTGATGTATGAAGCACTCTCAGGTGGGAGATTAACTGTTACTGACCCCCTAGAAGACGAAGATTAAAAACACAAAGAAAGGGGGCGTAAGCCCCTTTTTATTTACATTCAAGGATGGATGCATGAGTTACCTTTCAGCAATTACTTTAGATGATGTAGTTAGAGTGTGGGAGCGTGGAGCAGATGGCGAAAGAACCACTGTTGATTATAATGCTCCTTATTATTTCTATGTTGATGATCCAAATGGAAAACATAAAACTATATACGATACCTCAGTTGCAAAAGTGGACTGTGGACGGGATAGAAGTTTATTTTACAAGAAACGCAAACAATTCGCCTCTCATGGCGTACAAATGTGGGAAAGTGATATTCCTACAGAAATTAGAGTGTTATCGAACACTTATCATAAAATACCTGCACCAAAACTTCACGTATCTTTTCTTGATATCGAGGTAGATTACAACCTTGATCAGGGATTTAGTGGACCAAAAAATCCATATGCTCCAATCAATGCTATGTCAATATTCCACGAACATACTCAAACTATGATTGCTTTGGCTGTACCTCCAAACGATGGAGTTAATTGGACTGAAGAGATGTTAAGACAGGCGTGTGAGGATATTGTACCCTTAGATAAGTCTTATGAGACAGTATTCCACATTTGTAAAGATGAACGAGAACTACTGGAATGGTTCATAGCAGAGATACAGGATAGTGATTTATTGTGTGGTTGGAACTCAGAACGGTTTGACTTTCCGTTTATTGGCAAACGTATCGAAATTGTATTAGGCGTTTCAAGATTGCGAGATTTATCGTTTTATGATGGTGGTGACACAACATTTGTAGAAGTTGAGGATAATTTCAATAAATTTAAATCAAAAGATCCAAACGCTGTACTACAAACTTTTATTAAATTAGAGTTAAGTGGTAGAATGTTGGCTGATTATATGCTTTTATATAAAAAGTATGAAATGAGTGAGAAGCCATCATACAAATTAGAAACAATCTCAGAAGACGTATTAGTTGATGAGAATGATGTTCCTTTGTTGCCTAAACTTCACTATGAAGGGTCATTGCACTCTTTGTATATTAATGATTTTGCTTTTTTTGTACGATACAACATTCGAGATAGTGAAATATTACACGGGTTTGAACAAAAGTTGGCATATGTTGAATTAGCAAACCAAATGTATCACCTATCGTGTGGATTGTTCCAACATGTTAGTGGCACATTGAAATTAGCTGAATTAGCTATTGTTAATCATTGTCATCATGTTATTAAACGAGTTGTAAACAACATAAAAACGCCCTTAATTGATAGACAAATTGAGGGTGCGTTAGTTCTATTGCCTCAAATAGGCATGCATGAAATGATTGGTTCTATTGATATAAATTCATTATATCCAACAGCTATTAGAAGTATCAATATATCTCCTGAGAAGTTAATGGGACAATTTATTGAAACTGTTGATGCTTATACTGAAATAAAATTAGGAAGTGATGTTGAATTGACTTTTGTGTATGAAAAAACACAGGAATCAGTAACAGCAACTGCAGCAGAGTGGAAAGAATATTTTATAGCAATGAAGTGGGCTATTTCGGGTTATGGAACAGCATTTAACCAAGATGCTCCTGGAATTATACCAACAGTGTTGACCACTTGGTTTACACAAAGAAAATACTACCAAAAACTGAAAAAAGAAGCTGAGATAGCTCACGATGAGGAAAAGGTAGCATATTATGACAGGTTGCAATATGTATATAAAATCAAGTTAAACTCACTATATGGAGCGTTGGCAAACTTACACTTTAGGTTTTTTGATGTTAGAATGGGTGAAAGCACCACAGGTACTTCACGAATGATTTTAAAACACCAATGTCGCACTGTTAATCAAATATTTGAAGGAAAGTATGATATTGAAATTCCGATGTATGCTACCACTAAGGTAGCTATAGAGAAAGGTCACTCCCCCGATGCAGCCTTAGATGGACCTATTTTTAACGGAAAGTTTCAATCTGATTGTATCGTATCTGGTGATACTGATAGTACGTATTTTAAAACATATGCCACCAATGTTGCAGAGGCAATTGCAACATCTGATTATGTAGCTGACGTTGTTAATAATTCTTATCAAGAATTTATGCAGAAATCATTTTTGTGTCAACCAGAATTTGACTCATTGGTGAAATGTGGTAGAGAAGTTGTTGCAGATAGAGGTATATTTGTTGAGAAAAAACGGTACATATTACATTTAGTGGACGTGGAAGGTAAAACTGTCGACAAATGTAAGGTTATGGGGCTAGATACCAAGAAAACAACTTTGCCCGTCGCAGTATCTAAACGGTTGAACAGGTTTATTGAACGATATCTAAAAGGGGAAGAGTGGAGCGACATTTCATATTCTATCGTTGACTATAAACAAGATTTATTAACCAGACCTGATATTATGGATATTGGTCTACCAAAAGGCATAAAAGGAGTGGTTGAGTACACGGAAAAGTTTGAACTAGATTACAGAACTAGATTACCAGGACACGTTGCCGCAGCAATTCATTATAATCAAATGCTGGTTGAATATGGAGATAAAGTTAGTTTTCCGATTATGTCCGGTATGAAGATCAAAGTATTTAATTTGAAAGTACCTTGTGGCAGATTTAAAAGTATTGCGTTACCAACTGATGCTGAATTTGTTCCTGATTGGTTTACTGATAATTTTGTAATTGATAGAAAATTGCACGTCGAAAAATTGGTTGATAATCCACTGCAAAACATATTAAAAGCTGTGGATAAACGTCCTCCATCGAAGGACAGCTTAGTTTTTGAAGAAGAATGGGAGTTTTAATATGTATACCTATTATTACCAAGGACCAGATATAACACACCTATCTAAACTAACCTCAATTAGTTGCAGTTTGACCCCTAGAGTGAGAACATATTTGTTTAATCTTGGGGTGAGGTATGATTGGTATCCAAATTTAGCTCCTAGCTGGGATACCATGGTATCTCCGTATAAGTCAGGTATTATAACAAAGGAGGTGTATATTGAACGATACAATCACCAATTACATAAGTTAAATCCACAACAAGTAGTAGATGAATTAACAGAAGAAGCAACACTTTTGTGTTATGAGTTGCCACATCAATTCTGCCATAGACATTTGGTGTCACAATGGTTAACTAATCATGGATATGATATAGTGGAATATATCCCCATATCAAAAATGGCAGAAACGCTTGAATCTGAGTTTATTTTCTAGTATAATATATGTTACATAGATAAAGGATTAAATATGACATTAACAGCAGAAGAAATAGCCTTTATACGGCTTGTAATTACTACAGCAAAATTGGTTAATATAAGCAATATAATTATTGAACCAGGAAAAGTTAGAGCAATGTCCGACGAACAAACCGTAGTGCTTTATCAAGATGTGGGTGTCCCACCGCTATCGTGTGGTTCATTAGGACTTAATAGAATTGAGGTGTTTATAGCTCGCCTGGAACTTGCAAAATCTCAAGATGGGTTTTCAATTGAAGCAGTAACAACTGGTAATTCCAATTTAATTGGGTTTGGAAAAGTGGGAACAGTTGCGTCAGAAACGCCTATGTGGGTTAAGTCTTTAATGATGAAAGGCCGGAATACTACCATTGATTATAGGTGTGCTAGTCCACAGACTATAAAAGCACCTAAAGTAAGGGCTGGAGTAAGTACCTACGAAATAAACATCACTCCAGAAGCAATCAATATGATAGCTAAAGGAAAAGTAGCAATGAAGACTGATGAGGTATCATTTAATGGAAGTAAATCAGGTGTTTCATTAGACATCACAGATATTAATGGGGATACTTTGGAATATCATTTTGCCACAACTATGGAATCAATTGGTGATGATACCCCTGCATCATTCTCTTACAAATATCCAATTGATTTATTGTTACCTATTTTTAAAACAAATCAAACAGGAAAATGTTCTATAACAGCCAAAGGTACATTAATATTTACAGTTAATGGACTTGATGTGTATGTTATGGCACGAAATTAAAAACAAACATAATTAAAAGGATATTATTATGTGGTGGTTCAACAAATCAAAAGAGAAAAAACAATCAGTTGAAAGTAGATTGGATCAGTTAGAGCATTTGCTAACAGCTGAACGAGAAGATAGGGCTCTTGTGGAGGCTCGGTTAGAAGAGGCTTCATCAGAGCTAACAATACTGAGAGAGAAACAACAAAAATATGACGATAAACGAAATAGCCCTGATCCGTGGGTAGAAGTTATAGGAGAATCTATTGATGAAATAAAGGGCATTGTAATCAATTTGGATTGGAATGATGCGTTTATTCAATATTTAAAAGAAAATGGGATATCAGCTTCGGATGAAGATGTTGCTGTACAGAAATGGCTTGCACTAATGTATCAAGATTTGGTTGATAAATTCGAATCTCGAGTTGTTGAAACTGCAAGTAAGAAAACTGTAAGTGACTATCTATAGGAGGAAGTATGGCAAAATCGTGTGATTATTTGTGTTTGGATATTAGTAATTTGTTGTATCGGTCTTTTTATGCTAATTCTAATGAAGAAGAGTCTGTTATTAGTGGAATGAGTATGCATATGGCGCTCACCACTCTTAATAAGTATTTCAAACAATATAGACCAAAAAAAGTCGTTATGGCTTTTGATAGGTCTAGTTGGAGGAAAACATATACAGCCGCCCACCCTTATTTAAAACCATATAAGGGCAACAGAAGAAAAGATATGACTCCAAGTCAACAGCTTAAATATGAACAATTTATTGCTCATTTGGCTGAATTTGAAGAGTTGATTATAAATCACACTACTGTTGTGACATTATTTAATGATGAACTGGAAGCAGATGATTTATTGGCTGGGTTTATTCAACGAAATTTAGATAGTGATATTGTGTTAGTATCAGCTGATAGTGATTTGGCCCAATTGATGAAATTTCCAAATGTGACATTAATATCTCCTATTACTGACAAGGTTCAAAATACCCTTGAGAACTTTGATAATGATGCTGAATATTATTTATTTCATAAGTGTGTTAGAGGTGATAGCACCGATAATATACAGTCCGCATATCCTATGGTTCGTTCAACTCGAATCAAAGAGGTGTACAATGATGCTTTAGATGGAGATGGTTATAAATTTATTAACTTCATGGCTGAAAAATGGACAAATCAAGATAAAGAAGAATTTACTGTAAACCAAATGTTCAAACATAACCAAATTTTAATAGATTTGGAAAAGCAGCCACCAGACATTAGGCATCTAATGGATGCTACATTAGATGCAGCCGAGCAAACAAAGAAGAAATTCTCTTACTTCCATATCTTACAATTTACTGGACGGTTTCAATTGGTAAAAATACGAGAAAGTATAGAGTTATTTGTTCCCATGCTCAGTTTGTAACGAAAATTACGAAGTACCTCATATAAATACCAGTTTAATATGAGGTACAACATATGCCACTAATAAGCGTAGAAAATGATCCAGATACAGCTGGATATGGTGAAATACATGCTACTCAAACAACTGTATCAATAAACAACAAACCCGTAATAGTTATTGGGAATTTAGCAAGTCCTGATTCCCACTGTCCAGATGATTTTATACATTGTGTTCCTCTATCAGTCCAAGGAAGTCCTAACGTGTTTGTTGGAGGAATTGCAGTGCACCGTGATAAAGATTTGCGAATATGTGGGGATTTGAATATGGTATTAGGACAATTTACCGTATTTGCAAATGAGGGTGGCGGGAGCAGTAGCAGTCCAGCAACCGCTAATACCAACCCACCACCACCCACCTCAACCTTTGTGGGGAATTCTCCAGAACAAAAAGTAACAATTACCCACCATCAACAACAAACATATAATCACAATCTAAATAATACCAGCAAGTATAACACCCCAGCAAACATTGAAAATGGTGTAGCTGGACATCCAGAAATGGAGGATGATCCAAGCGCACCACCTGTTCAACCTGTTGCTGCTGCTATATCTAATCCAAATTGTTCATCTGGTGGGGATTTAGGAACTGCATTGGATAATGTATTAGCTGAAGCAAAAACTGGACAGTGGACTGAAACAGGTAACAACCCAAATATAAATGCTCTATATGGAGATGTGGGGTTTCCTGATATAAGTGGTGATAAAACAGCTTGGTGTGCTGCGTTCACTGGAGCTATGTTAAAGCGAAATTGTTTTAAATTTAACCAATCTCTTGCTGCTGGAAGTTATACAGGATATGGGAATCCAGTATCTGGTGGTATTTCAAATGCTCAAAAGGGAGATATTGTTGTGTTTAATAGAGATGGAGGGACAGGCCACGTAGCTATGTATTATGGTCCAGG